TCATCTTGACTGAGTCATCAGTCTTGGATACCAAAGAAACGCTGTTAGTATTTAACCGGATTTCTTCCTTGGGATCTGCGGTAAACAAACTGGGCACTAGTCCCATGCCCTGTGGTCCCGGCGCAATGCTTACTGGTTCTTCAAGAACAATCCAATCGCTGCCTGAGTGTTTTACTTTGGCAACCATTTCTTCGCCTGAGTTCATTTTGAATGTGTATACTTGATTTGTTTCTAGTGCTAGTTGTGTCATTAGACGCTTTCTGTTAGTTTAGCTTTGAGTTCTGTAAATCCACCCACAAGTTCTCCGTCAAGGATAATCTGTGGTACTGTTCTGGCTGAGGGGATTGCTTCTAACAATTCTTCTTTTGTATATCCATCTCCGATCTTGCGTTCTTCAAACGGGATACCTTTTTGTTTTAATAGTGCCTTTGCTTGATCACAATAAGGGCAGTGATACTTGCTCCATACAATAGCTTGCATTTTATTTTCCTTCTTTGGATTTATCGTAGGTCTTGGCAAAGATGTCTGTTTTAACAACACCATAATCACCAGGACCGTGTTTGACAATGTAGTCATTGCCTTTGGTGTATTCTAAATTGCCCCATGACGCTTTTACAACACCGTCATGGTCAGCAAGTCTAGCTACCTTCATGATCTTTTTGGGTGTGGCAGTGCCATCGCCGTTGTCGTCATAGTAGGCTGAGAACTTGATGGGACTCACGGGATACTTCTCGCCTTTGGGGCCAGTAATAATCTTGTGTCCCACTGTGTAGGCCACAGGACCTTCTAGTGTGTCAACTGTGCCGTTGTCGGTGGCTGTTTCATAACTGATAGGTGTTGGGTGTTTGTAAGTTTCAAATCCGCCTTGGGCAAACCAATTGTCGTCAATCATAGTTCAGGTAGTTCCTCATAGTCAATACTGTCGCTCATTACACCAATAACATAATTAGTGCTTTCGTTCTCCTGCAGTGCAGTTTGTTTCTTGCTGGTGTCAACGTGTTTGTTGAACCACGGAATAGGGGTGCTTCTGGGTGCAGGTTCCAGATACTTGATACCAATTTCGTTGAGTGCGTTTTTAGCAGTGAAGTCCACAAAGTCTCTCAGGATGTTGGCATTGAGTCCAATCACAGGACCGTGCTTGAACAAATAATCTGCCCACTCTTTTTCTTCACGGATCACATCCAGGTACAGTTGATACACTTCGGCTTCGCACTCGACTTTGGCAGCGGCAAAACGTGGATCTTCTTTTACAACTTGATTGATTAAGAACGCAGTCCAATCTTTGTGTAGGATCTCATCTTGCAAGATCAGTTGAATGATGTTTCCGTTGCCAATGAAAATCTTGTTCTCAACCATGGCCAAACTTGTAGCAAATGATACCATAAAGCGGAATGCTTCTAACGCATAAGAGGCATGTAGTGCCAGGTAGATTGCTTTGATATGTTCGTGGTCAGAAACTAAATCAAATCCTAGTTCTTTCTTACAATTCATTCTATGCAACTCATCATAGTACTTGCCTACACTTGATGCCATACCAACAATCTCTTGTGTGTCATGAATGGTGTTGAACACATCCTTGGGCACATTATAGATGTTGCGAATAATGTGACTGTAGCTACGTGAGTGAATGTTGGTCTCAAAGAAACCCCAGTTGTACATCAGACTTTCTAATTCAGGGATTGAACACACAGGGGTAAACACCTGTGTAGGACCGCGACCTTGCAAACTGTCTAGTGCTGTTTGGCGTAGTAGGTTTGATGTGAAGATGTGCTTGACTGTGTCTGACGCATCTTTGAAGTCTTGGCTGTCTTTGGTCAATGAAATTTCTTCAGGAACCCAAAAGAAGCCACGTGCTTCTTGTTCAAACTTTTGTAGTTTGTTGTATTTGACTTCTTCAAAACGTTGAATGGTCACAGGACCAGCTGGGTCCAGAAACATCTTGCGATTCAAGTAGTCTGTTTTTGTTTTTAGATTGTATTGTGCTTTACTCATTGGTGTCCTTACAGTTTACAGCTTTCACAGTCTTCTTCAAGATCAAAGTCAATTTCTTCTAACGGTGCTTCTTCCGCTTTTTGTTTTGATCCTGCTTTGTTGATCAGGCTGTAATAGAATGTTTTCAATCCCCAGTAGTGTGCCTGCATCAGGTTCTTGGCAATCAATGTAGTTGGAACTTTACGATCTGCAAAGTGTGCCGGATTATAGAATGTGTTGGTTGAGATTGACTGATCAATGTAGGCTGCTAGTACTGCCGCTGTCTTCAAGTAGCCGTCACAATCTTTTTGTGCCCACATCTGTTGATATTTGTTTTTCAACTTGTGATACTCAGGCACAACCTGTGTCAAGCTACCTGCTTTGGATTCTTTTACTGAGATCAAGCTCATGGGCATTTCAATGCCGTTGGTCGAGTTGATAACAACTGAACTGGACTCTACGGGAGCAATGGCCATTTGGGTGGCATTGCGTACACCATAACTGCGCATTTCTGCACGTAGGCCTTCCCAGTTCAGTTCAGGAGTAAAGTCTGTGAGTTCATTAACACCGTTGGCCCGTTGTTCCCACGGAAAAATGCCTTGGCCGTAGCGTGTTCGGTCTGAGTCTTTGCAACGACCACGTTCCTTGGCCAGTTCAACCGACGCTTCTGTTAGGTAGTAGGCCTGGTGTTCCATCCACGTCTTGACGTCAGCCAAGGCGTCTCGCTCTCCGTACTTGAATCCACGCTTGGCGTGCCAATAAGCTAAGTTGGTGACTCCAATACCCAATGGGCGTATTTCATCATTTGACAGTTTTGACTGGATGGACAGAAAGTCCTGATAATCAAGAATGTTATTAAGACTGCGATGCAAGATACGGCAAGCACGTCGCATATCTTCTGGGTTACGGAACGCACCCCAGTTGATTGAACCGAGCGTACAAAGTGCAATACGCCCATCAGCATCATCCAAACGCCTAAAAGATTTAGTAGGTAATAGAATTTCACAACATAAGTTACTCTGGTAAATTGTATGATATTCAGGATCAAATGGTCCTTGTTTCATAACATTATCAATGAACACTAGATAGATACGTCCTGTGTCTGTGCGTTCTTTGAGAATGCCGCCTTTGAATACTTCTTCAGCACTCATTGTTTTTGTTCTTAGGTCCTTGCGTTTTTCGTATTCGCAATAGAGCTGTTCAAACCGTTCTGTGTTTGAGTAGAAGGCTTCATATAAATCTGGAACTTCATTTGGATCAAAGAATGTTATTTGTTCTTTGTTTTTAAATCGTCTCCAGAAGAAAGCACTAAGCACAACCCCATAATCCATATGACGGACTCGGGTTTCTTCTGTTCCTTGGTTGTTCTTAAGGACAATAAGATCATCAAACTGATGATGCCAAATAGGGTAAAAAACAGTAGCACTTGCATTACGAATACCTCCTTGACTGCATGAGCGTAGGTCACCAAACCATTTCTTCAAGAAGGGTATCATACCTGTGTGCATAATCTCACCACCTCTGATGGGAGAACCTAACGACCGTAGTCGGCCAATCTCCAATCCAATGCCGGCACGTTTGCTGGCATACTTGGCCATCATCTCACCGCTGGCGAATATGCTATCTAAATCATCATCGCTGCGAATAAGGACGCAACTTGAGAATTGCTTAGTCGGTGTTCCAAGGCCAGCAAGCACAGGTGTTGCCAAGGTAAAAAGTCCGTCCGAAGCCGCTGTGTAATACTCTTTGATGTAGCGCATTCTCGCTGAGTTCGGTTCTTCTGAGTGAAATACAGTAGCGGCCGCGACCATGTATCTAATTTGCGGAGTTTCATATATTTGTTTGGTACTACGGTTCTTGACCAAGTACTTCTCTATTAATTGTTCAATGGCCGCATATGAATATGTTTCATCTTTTGAGTGATCCAACATGTCATTCATGCGGTTCCAGTCATCCTCTGTGTACCAATCCAGCAGTTCAGGAGTGTACAAGCCAGTGGCCACATTGGTCTTTACAATCTCATACAAGTGTGGTGGAGTATAACTGCCGTACACATCTTTGCGCAACATTGATAAACGTTGTTTACCAGCTACGAATTGATAGTTGGTGTGACCCACATCGGGATTTGACTCTACGTCAATAAGGTCAACTATGGCACGTAAGGTAATCTCATCAATTTCCTTGGTGGTGATTCCATCATAAAAATGCAACTGTGCTTTGATCTCTACCATGCTCTGACTCACGTCTGCTATGCCTGCACATATTTTGGCAATTTGTGTCTGCCACTTTTCCAATGCCAATGGCTCTCTCTGCCCTGAGCGTTTTACAACTGTTATTATTTTCATTCTACTCCTACTTTATTTGTAGTTTTATTTGGTTTTGTGTTATCTGATGTCGAGTCTTTTTGGGACTCAGGTTGATATTTACGACAGTGTCTCGGTCCCAATTCAATATATATTTCTCTTGGTTTGCCAGGACTAAATTGTCGCTATCCACCTCTACAAGCACCGCATCTTGTAGGTCGGGTCTATCAAGTATTGTTATAGTATACAGGATTCCCAGCCCGCGAGCAAGGCCACAATACAAGTTGTCATCCAGTAATTGCCAGGGATCTGGCCAATTTGCACGGTCATCCCAGTGCAGGTGATAAGGTGTCCAGGGGGTGTCAAACCACCATGTGTTGATGGCTGTGAGGGTTGCATCAGTGCTCAGGGTTTCGCACTGGCGACGAAGATCGGACCAACTTGCTAGTCGGTCACTAAAGGTTTTATGCCACATCAAGCTAGGTGGGTGATAGAGTAAGTTATTGAACCGGCTGTGCCAGTTGGGGTGGCATCTGTGTACGATACAGTGACTACACTGGAGGCTTCTGCGGCTGACAGCACAAAGCCTGTTGAAGCATTGTCTGAGTAGTCATCAGTGAATGAGAACGTGGTGCCTGACACAATGGTGATTGTGCCTGTGCGATAAGTTGTGCCACGCTTGATAGTGTAGTCCATTCGGAATGCTCGGATACCTGTGGCACTGCTGTCCACAGTGAACAAGGTAGAAGTTGCGGCTGAATCGGCCAAGGTAGATACCACACCAGTGGTGCGCACATACTGACCCAGGTTCAGTTGGTTGGCAATGGTGGTATTGGCCACTCCTGATATCACATAACCAATCTTGCTGGTGTTCATGCCAAATGCAATACTTCCAGTGGTGCCCAGGCTCACGCGAGGATAGGTTGCACTTTGTGCAGTGGTACGTTCAAACATGTCGCCCATGCTGACATTGTTGTCAGTGTCAAAACTGATTACTGGTGTAGTGGCTGTGACAGTGTAGTTGTTGCCCACATCATAGAATATGTTGTAGGCACTAACGTTGAAAGTTGCACCAGTAATCTCAATTCCTTGTCTGTACACATTATCAAAGGTATTGTGTACCATGCGAACGCCTGTGGGACTTTGTCCTGTTATGGGATTGTAGTCTAAAATGATGCCTTGGTACATGGCATCAAAATAACTGTTGCTGATCGTGACACCTTGTGTTGTGGCATCTGCAAATATGCCATAGGTAACTCCAGTGAATCTACAGTTATCAAAATTGATCTGATTGCAAATGTATGTTCCTGGACTTGCAAATTTCACACCGCTGATGCGAGCGTCACTCACTGTGTTAATGTCTGTAGAGGTAGTAAACGGACCGCGAAACGTAACATTAGTAAAGGCAACTTGTGTGGCTGCTTCAACACGCAAAATATTATGAGATTGAGTTGAATCGCTGTCTGAATTCAACGTTTGGAAGCACATGTTTGTTACTTCAATGCTCTGCGGAGCATAGGTAGCACCACTGCTTACCCCGCCAGTTTGTTGTAAATTGTCTGTGGTACGAACAACATATTCAGGTAATCCTTCAGGTACTGGATCCCAGTAACTGGTATTTGAAATAGCTGTTCCTACAGGAACTGCGGCAACAGAGCGGAAATAATAGGCGCCACCTGATCCTGCTGGATAATACACCAACACCCCTGTGTCATAAGGAATAGCATTAGTCCATGTTTCCACGGAAAATTTAATAATACTTGAGTTAGGACCTTCGCCGTACAACTGTGCAAAGGGTGGGATTAAAATAGTGTCAGTAATCAAATATGTGCCAGCGGGGAAAAACAAACTTCTACGAACTTGTGTGTTGAGTTGGCGGCAATACAACTGAAACAGCGCACGATTGATAGCGGCTGTGTCGTCAGTTACTCCGTCGCCAGTGGCACCAAAATCAGTGACTACAGCATAGCTGTCTAGTCTACTCTGCAGACTCTGACTTACAGGCGATCCTGATGTGGCTCCTGTTTGTACATCGTAGCCAGCGGCAGCACCTTTGTAGGTATAGGCTGTGGTAAATTCCAAGATGTCTGAAAACTCTGTCAGGATTTCAGTATTGCCAACAACAGGCGCACCTTCTGTTAGTTCTCCATTGCCAATGAACAATTGTCGTGTGTCTACTGCCCAGCCCAGCTCTGCGCCAGCTAGTGGCTCAGGTAAGTCTTGTGCTAGACCTTTTCGTTGTGTAATTCTAGATATTTGTAAAATGGCCACGGTGCGTCCTCAATAGATCACGTATTTAGCAGATAGAACTGCTCAACCCGGCGCCACCATAAATCTCTATATTTGTCGTACTCACTGCCCTCTAGTACAAACTCTTGATATTCTGGGGGTTTAATGATGTTGAATTGTTCATCTACATCGGGTTTCACGCACATGAGAATCACACCCTTACGTATGCGTGTGCCATGCACTTCATTGTGTGCTTCTGCATAGGCGCACAATTGCACAAAATAGTCCTCAATCCATTCACGACGTTTGGGCTTGTTGCTTTGCTTGTAGTCCAGGATGGCTTCTTCATTCAAATGGATCCCAGCGCCATCTGTTGTGCCGGCGTAGATCCCAGGGAAGTATAAGGGAACTTCAATACCCCAAAACTCATTCACATTCTTCAATCCCTTTTCCACCACCACATGCGCCATGGCATGACTGGCCCAGGAGTAAGGATTTGTAGTGCGTTCTTTGATTTCACCTGTCTTTACATAGTCCTCAAGATAGGTGTGCATGCGGGTGCCGCGATTGGCAGCTTCGGTGGTAATTTGTTGTGCTTTTTCTGCTCCCACACTACGACGCCACCGGTTAAGTGCTTCTCGGCTTTCCTCACTTTTGGTCTTGTCAAGTATTGTGGTAACTGAAGGTAAGTTTTTGCCATCTGGTGTGGAATAAAAACGTTTGCCTTCAACTACAACACGGGGAATGGGCGTATAGTCAAATTTAGGATTGTACATCAAGTTTCTTAAAAAATGCCACAGTATGTGTTACTTCCTGAGAGAATTGTTTTTCTATATTGATATCATTGGTCATGATATCTATCAATTCTTTATCAGCGGCATCTAGTAGATTATACAGTCTTTCGTTGAGCATAGCAAATGATTGGTCAGTCTTTTTGTCAAAATAGGCATTATGGCTTAGAAATTTTAACCATTGTTCATGACTTTCGGGCATGTTCTTTAATTCTTCAATTGTGGAACTTATAAAATTAAAAAGCATTCGAGTCTGATTGGGATATTTCCTAAAGATTTTGTGTTCTAAACAGGTTTGTAAAAATTTAATCAATGTTGCTCGATATCGTATGGGTAGAGCCTCAATGTCAAGATGTTGTGTGCGGTCAATCAAATTAATAGGTTGAATGGGAAATGAATAATGCTGTTGATCAAACCAAGCTGACCAATAGGTCATAAATTCATCAATGTACATGATGTTGTTGAGACTAAACACTGGCGTAATCAAACAACGCCATCTGGGAGTGTATGTTTTCTTTCCAGACACAATACTCAAAGTGTTTTGATGGCTCATCAGTGTGGCCAAGTTGTTTTCAATCTTTTCAAATTTAGCCGGCCAACGTAGATATTGATAATTGTCGCCCACTGAGTCAATGCTTAAATTGATATCTACATCTCTGAACTGTGACATCTTGCTCATGAGATCGTATCCTGGACGTACTGACAGTGCAGTGGTCACACGCAGATGCACACGCGGGGCAATGCCTTGAGCGATCATCCAGTTCAAGAGTTTTTTCATGCCTGGCTGCACAAGACTTTCCCCGCCAATGAAATGCACATAAAAATGCTCTACCTTGGGCAATTTTTCTAATATGGTGGTGGTAATCAATTCCCAGTGTTCTGGACTTGTACTAATATCTATTTCATACTGTTCGCTCACAGGAGTATTGGTTATTCTGGCCCAGGTTGAGCTTTCTGTTTCAGTGCAACTTCTGCAGGCTAGATTACAAAAGTTACTGAATTTGACCCGCAGTTCAAACTCAGGAAGTGTTTGTTTTTCTACAAAACTCTTCAATCTATCTTCAATGTATCCTAGAAATCCATTCACACGCTCGCTAGCACCACCGTGGTCTTCCTCAGACTTACAGCGCCAGCATGCTTCGGGCCATTGTTCATTTAACTGTTGCTCTTTGATATCAGCAAATGGATCAGCGCCTGCACTTGGCACAAATGTTCTGTCGTCAAGACTGCAACAACAGGTTTTAAACACAGGTTCTGAACTGAATTCAGAATAACGTGTGTCTAGTGTGACATAGGGATATATGCACAGTGTGGGATTTTGTTCTGCCCACAACAGGCGTTGGTCTACAGACTTTTTCAGTGTGTCGGTCATACTCTAAAACTTTCTCCGCAACCGCAACGGTCACGTTCATTGGGATTGAGAAATTCAAATCCTTCATTTAGGCCGTTGCGCACAAAGTCCACAGTTACACCTTGCAAATAAGCACAACTCTTGGGATCTACATATATTTGACATCCTGCACATTCAAAACATTGATCTTCTGCTTTGGGTGCGTCAACATATTCCAACACATAAGCCAGTCCTGAACAGCCTGTGGTTCTCACACCCAGTCTGATGCCCACACCGTGCCCGCGACGAGTCAGTGTTTGTTGTATTTTTCTAGCGGCTATTTCAGTTAAGGATACCATGATTTCTTTGAACAATATGTATTGCAAGCAGTCAACTGCTTGCCGGTATCAAATGTATCTATTATACGATTGAACCAGTCAATACCTTTTTCCAAGGTGTTAATTTCCGTTGACCCTTGCAGTTGATGCACATCATTCACATAAGTAGCAGTTGATTTGCTAAAGTTTCCAATAAAACAGCAAGGATCTATTGTGCCATCGGCAGCAATATACATACTTATCGGTCCCCAGTCGTGTAATGCTTTGCATCTGACTTCATTGTGGGGTACTGCTGGTAAATTACGAGCCCCGTGCCGATTGATCCATTCTTTTGTGATTTGGTCTGGATACGTTGTACCGGTGTCTTTTTTAAGTTCGAATACTTTTTGTCCGTTTTGATTGTATACCGGACCCCAGTTTCGACCATGATTTC